GGGATTCTGTCAATGTCTCCATAGTTAGCTACGTCAGACTCTTCCCCTCTGTGCTTAGATACACCTCCATTATCTATTTTAAACATTGCAAAAGGGAAGTACTCTGACTGAGTGAACCAGATTAGCATTGGCTTAATATAATCGTCTCTAAGGAGTTTATAATCAGAATTAATAGCCAACTCTATTTCATTTGAAATAACCAAAGCTTGCATCTTATCATACAACCTACCACCTAAGTAGTTCTGTATGTGAATATCTTGAGCCACCTCTATAAAGTGAATTAATTTATCTCCATCAGTATTTCCACTTATGATTGATTTTGCCTTTAAATCTTTTACTGTTATGAATAGTGCTTTCATTATTGTCCTAATATTTTTCTGATTCTACTTAACACACTTGGGTATGCTCCTTTATCTCCCCTACTTATCATTGACTCTCCCATTTCAGAAGGATTGACAGGTTCTTTAAGACCTTTGTTGTAAGCTTCTTCAGAATTAACCTTTCTTCCACTTGACTTCTTGTAGACTTGTAATGACCAATAGTGATGACAATTCTTACCGCCCTTAAATTTTAGCAAACTATAATTCTGCTTGTTATGACCTAATACATTATTAACACCTCTAAAAGACATCATATTAATATCTTCTTTTCTAAAGACAACCTTACCGCTTGTTAAAGACTCCATTTTCTTACAGAAATCTCTACTATTATCAGACTTCCTAACTGGTTCGTAAGAGTATCTAACTTTGTAAATAGCATCATCTTCTTTTGAAGCTTTATCAGAATACTTGATTTCAGCCATTTTAACGGACTCATCTTCCTCTTGGTATATCTCACTATGGATTAACTCCCAATCATCGCTTAAAACCTCTCCTAAGCCTTCTAATTGAGAATACAAGTCTTCTCCTTCTTCATCCGAAAAGTCTCCAGTTGGTTCGTCAGCAGATAACTTCTCTCCAGTTTCTTCTTCTCTTTTAATCTTAGTCTCTATGTTGTCTAACTCTGTAAACTCAATAGGCTGTAATGTTGTAAAGTATAAGTCTTGGTGTATATTGTTAAATTCAAGTATCTCTGTTAAGCCATAAATAACACCATCTTGTAACGGTCTTATAATAACATTATCCATTAATACTGAAGCTGTACGTAATTCTTCTGCATTGTTGCCAAATCCTGTATTATCTTTAATACCTAATAGAATTGGAGATACAATACCGTGACCTAACATAATCTTTTCTCTTGCTTCATCAGATAAGAACTGATATTGAGCGTGAGCATCTGGCAAGTGAATAGCTTCTATATTAGCTTGAGTCTCAGCAGATTCATTAAATGCTATAATCGCTTTACCTGTATTAGAACTACCAGAAAACTTTTGGTTTATCTTAGTCTCTATACTTGCTTGAGTCTCAGCATTAGGAACTCCGTTGTTAAAGTTAACAAACAAACTAGGCTGTAAACCATTTTGTATATTTGATATGTGATAGTTAGATACTTCTGATTCTAATTCTGCATATTGTAAACAAGCTTGGTAGTCTACAGTAGCATAATAATAAAAGCCACTTCTGTAAGGTTTAAAGATGTAAAGTTCATTAACTTGACCTTTAGTTCCGTTTCCAAAAGTAGGTATTCTTTTAGGTGTATCTGAGTTTGTATATTTCTTCCAAGAAGGATGATAATGGTAAGCCTTTATTTGACCTTTAGATGCTTTCTCTGCTCTTAATGTCTCCATAGGAAAGTGAGAAACCTTTAGTATCTTAGTCTTAGCTTTATTGTAGGTAATTTGCATAGCTCCTTGACCTAACAATTTGTAATCATTAACAAGTCTCTTAACCTCTCTAGGTCTAAGTAATTTCTTCATCCTAACATAGTCAGCAGGAAATAATTCTGAATTAGTAGACTCTAAACCTCTACCGTAAATCATATCAATAATACCATTAATACATCTACCGTTAGTAGGGCTATCAACGTATCTATCAATTAGATTATCAAAATAATCATTATTGTCTCCAAAAGAAACCCAATCTTTATTGTGAACCTCTTCTATTGAAGGTGTTTGATAAGAGGACATATTAACAACTCTAATACTATCCTTGTATTCTTTTTTATTATTTTTCATTATATATTTTACTATGACAAGCTATTAGCTAATCCATTATTGTACAAGAAATTAACCTCTTCTTTTGTTAATTCTCTATTAAACATTGATAATTCATCAATAGATGTTTTCGACTGTAAGGGACTAGACAATCTTTCTCCACCTATAATAAAATCTCCTCCACCATCAAGCATCCTTTGGTAACTGTTATTTGAATCAACGGAAGGAGGTCTGTTGTTAGCGGTCATATAACTATTATTCAAATACCATACAAATGTATTGTATTCATCAGCTCCTTTACCATTATAGGAATAAACAAAGTGATTCCATTCTCCAGAGTTTATTTCGAATTGACTAAAACTATACCCTCTGCCCATAAAGTGAGCCATTATTGAACTTCTAGCTGAGTCACGGAAGCTCATTTCAAAGTAAGGCGTTTGACCGTTTGTTGAAGTAGAATTATCCGTATAACTAAGCTTCCACTCAAAAACACCTGCTAATGATTTAGATATTAAACTCCTTGTCCCTTTAGGAGATGTGTCATCTATTTTAAACCATATACTAACACTAAATGGTTTTTCATCGCCTTCTATTTCCCCAAGATAAAAAGAGTCATCATTAGGTACTTTTGCGGAAGCTAGAACTCTTTCATCAAACGTACCAGCTCTACCTAATATACCAGAGTAATTGTTATTAGAATCATAACTTCCTTGATAAGTACCGTTATTATTTCCTAACTCATCTACTAATGTAGTTAGGTTTGTTTCTTCAAATTTGTAATACGCTATTGAATCATTCAATGTAGGACTTACTTGAGTATTCGCTTCATTGGGAGTCATTACACCGAATTGATATATTGAGTGAGTAAATGCATCTGAAAAAGGAGAGTATTCTCCAAGAGAGTTCTTTAACCTAACCTTGTAATCAAAAGTACCGTTTATACCAGTAAGCACAGCGTAAGTGTATGGCACGTAAGGCTCTACCATTATCGTCTTAAACAGAACGTTATTTCTAAATATTTCTACTTGAGAAATAGTTCGATTGTATTCTCTTAGGGAGTAAACCAGCCTAAACCCATCTGTGGTAGCGTTAGTTGCATATAAATTATAAGGAGCAAGAAAATCATCTGCTGATTCGTTTGTTAGGTTGTAACTTATAGACCTAACACCCTCTCCAAACTCATTAGTTGCTTTTAATGTCATTGAAACAGCACCAACACTCCCTGTAGGGATACCTGTTATCACGCCTGTAGTAGAGTCTAACGATAATCCATCTATTAAATTATCAACAGAATAACTTGTAGGATTATTGGTTGCGTTTATCTGTTCAAAATAAGGGAAATCTAATTGAATAAAATGTTCTGAACTTGTATTAAATAATATAAATGGTGCATCCCCAGAAATAACCGTACCACCATCTCCACTTCCGTTATCATTAGATACAGAAGTTTCTCCGATAATATAAGTATTATCATCTAACTCATTATATTGCTTGTATAGACTTCCATTTCCTATCTTATGACTATTTAAAGATATATCATTATTTGTCTGCGAGGTAACGTAAATCTTATCCCTGTACCATAATTTTTCGTCTTTAGTAATTTCAAAGTAGTAAGTAGCATCTTCTGATAGGATACTTGATGAAAAAGTGACGTTAATATAGTTACCTAAATTGACTACATTTAAAGGCGGTCTAGATTCCTCCGTACCATCTCCATCTCTCCTTATAAGTAAAGATATTACACCAGAAACACTATTGCTTCTCGGCATAATGCTTATTGTTTTTTCTCCTGCTGTTGGTTCTAATATTAACATAATAAGATAACTGAAAATTAATATTTTGTTTTATTTAATAAGAAAACCCCACCAAATGGCAGGGTTTAATAAGTTAAAGTATACACATACTGTTAAACTACAGTTGTAGCAAAGCCAGCATTTAATAAGTCAACAGCAACAGTGTTAGTATACACACCAGAAGTAGAAGGTCTATTTATGAAATTAGCAGGTGCTTTTTCCATACCTGTAAAACTTAAAGTATATCCACTCATATCTCCCATAGCACCACCAGTAACGATTGTACCACCAGTTACATCAGCACCGTGTTCAGCTCCAGATAACAGTAAGTTTCCGTTATTGTCTTCAATGATTATGTTTGGTCTACCAAAAGATAATAACTTAATTGTCTTATGGTCTTCCTTACTTAATTTTTTAAGAGATAATTCTAGCACTTGCTCGAAAGCAGTAGTTCCGTTTTCTCTACTTGATTGAATGCTTTCTGAATAGGTAGAACTACCTCTAACCTCATACCTGTAAGCCATAGGAGACCCTAAAACTGCATCAATTACATCTACATCAGTAGAGTCATAAGTAATACCAGTTATATCTCCGTAGTTAACAATCCATACTGCGTTAATCCCCCCAACGCTGTCTTTACAAGGTTCTGCCCTTGCAGTTGTGATATCACAAGCCATATTTTATATTTTTATATTAGTTAATAAAAAAAGAGGTAGGCAGTTATACCGACCACCTCTTTTTTAGTTTAGTTTATTTGTTACTATGCAATTCCGTAGGTTACGATATCAGAAGCAATTCCGTATTGAACACCTGCTGTAAATCTCATAATTACTCTTACATTTTGTGAACCATCTAAATCAGCCATATCTAAAATCTTAACTTCTTGAGCGTCAGACATTAATCCAGTTCCAAAGTGTAAATTATCTTTAGTTGTAGCAATCATCTTGTCAGAAGGTAATCCATTAGCCATAAAGATTTTTACACCATCAAAGCTTTCAATGTTGATGTCTTGGTTGTTACCTTTATCTTGAAAACCTGCACCACCTTGACCTCCAGAAGCAAATCCTCCTAAAGCACGTTTGTAAGCTCTAAATACGTTTTGTGGAACGTAGATACTTAAATCTTCTCTTCCGTATAAAGTAGAAGGAATAGCATCTACAACTTTACCTAACTCTTCAACAACGTTTGCAGCAGTTACAGCAGTTCCAGTTACAGCAACCTTTCCAGCATCAGCAGCTAATAATGTAGAAAATCCATCAAATGAACCTTCAGCAGCAGCTCCTGCCCAAATGTTTTGTTCGTTCTTTTGTGCAACCTTAGAAGCAACATAACCGATTAAATACTCTTGGAAAGAGCTTGGTAAGTTGTCAAAAGCAGAGTATCCCATTTGGATAGCATCCCAATCAGAACGGAAGTCTTTCTTACATAACTCTAAGTTAACTTGTAACTCTTTAGGTTGTAAGATTCTCTCAGTTAGTGTTAAAGTAGATGTATCAGAGAAATCACAAGAACCGTCTTTTACGATACCGTCTAATTCTAATCTTTTTACAACTTCTTTGAATTTCACATTTGGACGGATAGTTAATCCATCGTTTGCGATTGTGTTACCTGCTAAAAGTGCAGCAGAAATATATTTTCCTGCAGATTCTCCAGCGTAAGTAGTAGTAATACTTGTAGTAGTAGCCATTTTTATATAGTTTTTAATTGAATAACATTCTATGAACTCTTTGTTCTGTAGTCATAGGTTTATTTGGTTTTGATAATAAATTCTTTTTAGTTTCGATTGCTTCCTCTGGAGAATGGATTACTTCTTCTGCTTCTTCAGATAACTCAACTTCTTCTTGTTTAGATAATTCTTGTGGAACTTCTTTAGTTTCCGAAACTGCCTTATCTTCGATTAAAGCGTTAATCATAGAAAGTAATTCAGTTTTTACTGCTGATAAATCTTCAGATGTTACGTAATTTGCTACTGGTGCTTCAGCTACCTCGTCAACAACTACTTCTTCTTCTTTAGATTCTTCTGCAAGAACAACTTCTTTTACTTCTTCTTCTATAGCTTCAACCACTTCTTCAGTAGATAATTCTACTACCTCTTCAGTAACAACGTCTTCAATCTTTACCTCTTCTTTAGAAAGATGTAAAAGCTCTTTAACGGTATTAAGGATTTCTGTTGCTTTCATACTTATTGATTTATATTAATATAACTATTTACAGACTTAGTGTCTTGTTTTTATTCCTCTGTCTCCTTGTGTATAGAGCCTATACCTTGCTTCCAATACTCATCTGCCTTGCATTTATTACTGTCTTTACCACAATCGATAGAGTAGGTATTTTTACATTTACAATATACTGCTCTAGCCATTAGATAGTAATTTTTTAAGTTCACTTAATATGTTCTCAGCTTCAACCTCTTCTACATCTTCTCCCTTGTCGCTAAACATACCTTCAATACTTAATCCTAAGTACTTTCCAGACTTAACATCTTTCCATACCTCATCGTTATCTATCTTCATAGTTACTGCCCAAGCACCTACCACAGCGTTTAATCCATATAAAGCAGTCTTATCTTTCTCTGGGTCTTCTACTATCCAAGACTCTATTACAGATACACCATTTGTCATTTGCTCATCGTGTTCTAATGTAGCATTGTTTAGTTTAAGACGTTTTAAGTATAGCTCAGAAGCTTTTCTTACGGTTTCCTTAGAGAATATGATATTGTACTCAGTCTTACCGTTACGTCTATAAATAGGCTTATCTGGAACTAAAGCAAGACCAACTATAATCCTTTTCTCGGTATCTACTGTTTTAAATTCTACCTTGTGTTTACTTAACGCAACAAAGTTTTCTTCTATTGCAGGAAATTCAACTAAAGAGATAGCTTCTATACCATCTTCTTCTCTAGCATCATCTATAAATAGTTCAAAAGTTTCTAATTCGTTCATATCTAATTCTTTTATATTATGTTAACTTTATTCATTATAATTGTTTTATTTTAGGTACTTGCTTGATTTACAATTATACCATCTAATTGCTGTTGACTTGTAACCTCTCTTGATACTACATATGCTTTTAATGGTTTTCCGAATTGAGCTTGAATAGCGTTTATTAGCAAACTATCTCCAGACCTTCCGACTACATTAAACGAAGGCTCTGGTCTTTCAGAACTACCACCACCACCACCACCACCGCCATTATTCGTAGGTGTTGAGGGAGCTGTTGATTGAAACTTTGTTCTTGCAATAGCTGCTACTTTTGCGAGTCCAGCCGCTACCGCTACCCCTGCTGCTATTTTAGCTCTTATAGGAGCTGTAGGGGAAGGAATTAGCATTTGAGATAAATAGGCTTTTTGCGCTGCCATATAAGTATCTGCTATTGTCATAGCTATGTTAAATGCCTTAGTAACCTTAAATTGCTTTCTTGCTATAGCTTCTTGCTTAACCCTTAGTTTCTCGTCATTTTGAGCTATTTCATTTTGAATAGATGCTCTTTGGTCTTTAGATAGATTTTCATTATTTAATCTATTGTTTAACTCTGCATTTAGAGCATTAGTTTTATTTTGTTCTATAGTTAACTCTCTTTCAAACTCTCCATCAATAAAATCTGTAAGACCAGACATTAGGGTTTTGTAGTGTTTAATAAATTCAGCTATCTCGTCATAAGGTGAGGTTATTTTAGGAGTTACAGGTATTATTATCTCTCCTACTATATCCGAATTAGTAACAAGGTCTGAAAAACCTACTATTTCCCTATAAAGAGTGTCTACAAATTCTTTAGCAGGACCATCTTTATCTTTACCCTTATCTTTACCCTTAAATAAATCATCTATATTAGGTATTTTCCCTATTAACCTATCTATGTTTTTTTGAATACTATCTATTTCATCT